CTCCCTTCTTTTCTTGGTGGATGAAAGTTCCGGTGTGCCCGACCCAGTATTTAGGGGCATTGAAGGTTCGATGATGCAGAAGAATGTTTGGGCGCTCCTTACTGGAAACCCCACTCGTTCTAATGGGTATTTCTATGACACTCATACTAAGCACAAAGACAGGTGGCATTGCTTAACACTCTCTTCTCTTCGCTCCCCTTTTAATGACCAATCCTGGATAGAAAGGATGAAGAACCTACATGGGGAGGATTCTGACTTTTTCAGGGCAAAAGTTCTTGGTGAGTTCCCCCGTGGAGGTGGGCTTGCACTAGTAAGCATAGATGAACTCTATGATGCATTTGATCGTTGGTCACATGCCTCGCCCGAAGATGTAAGCGCCCCAATAGTAGCTGGCCTAGATCCAGCAGCAGGAAAGAACGACTATTCGATTTTGACCCCTAGAAAGGGGTGGTATATATTTGAACCCATTAGAATCAAACATGTAGATACAACAGACCTTGTGCCTAAAGTTCTGGGCGAGTGTAAAAGGCACGGAGTGCAGGAGCTTTATATAGACTACACAGGCATGGGGATTGGGGTTTACGATCAGGCTAGAAAAAAGGCAGGGTTTAAGGTTTACAAAGTAATAAGCAGCGCAAGGGCCAATGATCCAGAAGCCTACAAGAATCTAAGGGCCGAATTATTTATGCACCTAAGGGATAACTTTGAATACATCGCCCTGCCTAATCATGACCGATATGTGCAGGAACTGCCTGAAATTAATATAATAGAAGATTCCCGGCCTTTACAGATTGAAGATAAGAAGAAAATCAGAAGCCGCCTTAATTTTTCCCCCGACTACTCCGATAGCCTGATGATTAGTCTCTTCCGGCATGGGAACTTAGTTGGGCATTCTGATTATGGGAATATTCAATCATTTAGGGCTTTGAACAGCCTTTTAACTCAGGAGTCTAGCTTTGCCAAAATCTGAACTCGCATATACTAATGTAAAAGGGAAATTTACCTCCCATTTGGACAAGGAGACTGAGGCCCTATTAATGGGTGCTAATGGGCTCAGGGCTTATAAGAAGATGGCGGAGAGCGATGCCATTTGCAGCTCCTTTGTGCTGGCAATTACTAAGATTTTTCAGTCTTTGGAATGGAAAGCGGTTAATGATCCCAAGGGGGCATTAAAAAGGAGTTTGAAGAATGTAAATTGGCCAGAGCGTCTGGAAGAGATTGTCACATTCCTGATTTATGGCTTTGCCGATTTTGAAGTGACCATTAAACAAGAAGAGGACGGGGTTTATACTTGGAGTGGCTTCTACTTCCGGCCCCAATCTACAATTGCAGATTACATCCAAGACTCCAAAGGGAATATTAAACAAGTAGAACAATGGGGTGAAGTTGGGGAAAATGTAAAAATTAATGCAAACAGAGTGCTGCATTTTGCAAGTAGAAAAAATATCTCAAACCCTTGGGGAAAAAGCATATTCCGTGGTGCTTTCCGCGATTGGTATTATCGGACTAACATTGAGAAGGTTGAAGCAATCGGGGTGGAAAGAGACCTCACAGGCCTGCCCGTTCTTACTCCGAGCGATGATGTTAATATGCACGATGCTGATGGGAATTTTACCAAAGAGGCATTGTGGGCCTGGGAAGTTGTAAGGCAGGTTAAAAGGAATGAACAAGAGGGGTTGGTGCTTCCGCCGGGATGGAGTTTTGAATTACAGGGCTCTCCAGGGGAAAGGCAATTTGATCTCAATGCGGTCATAAATAGATACGATGCCAAAATTGCTATGAGCGTGCTTGCCCAGTTTTTGATCCTTGGGGTTGTTAATTCATCGGGCTCTTTTGCACTTGCTAAAGAACAGAGTGATTTGTTTCATAAGGCAGTTGAGGGCTTTGCTAAAAGTATTGCAAATGTGGTGAATACACAGTGGATCGGGAGTCCGGCTCTTGGGCTTTTAAACGATACAGAAGCGCCGAGATTGGAGCCTGTGGGAGCGCAAAAGCTGAACCTGTCCGACCTTGCATCCTTCCTTGGGCGGCTGCTTAAATTCAACATCATCACCCCGGACGATGAATTGGAGGCTTACCTACGCAAGATTGCCTCTCTGCCGGACAAGGACGAATCAACATCCCGCCCAATCCCAGGGGTTACATCCAAACTGGGGGAACTCGATAAAAAGGAAGAAGAATCAAATACAGAAGGGGATGCCCAAAATACTAAGAATTCAAATAAAGAGTCAGAAGGGAGGGAGTAAGTATGAAGGACAGAGCTATACTAAAATTTTTGGCAAGCACAGGATGGGCTTGCACCCCTGAGCATTTGGAGCTGATTAACACTATTGTCTCCAACCACATTCAGGGGCTTCCTGTGAAAATGGAGAGCCCAAAAAGTAAGGTCTCTGGGAATATTAATTACCCCCAAGTTGCAATTATCGGTATTAATGGAACTATCGCCAAAAAATTCTACGGAATGGATGCGATTAGTGGGGCAAAGACCACGTTGGATTATAGGGAGGAAATCCAAGCGGCTCTTGATGACCCTAATATCAAAGGCATTGTTCTTGATATAGACAGCAACGGTGGTACAGTCGATGGAACCAAAGAGCTTGCCGATTTTATCTATGAATCCCGAGGAAGTAAGCCCATCATCACATATGCAAATGGAAGCATGAACTCTGCGGCCTATTGGATTGGCTCAGCTGCGGATAAAATAGTAGCCTATGATACCGCAAAAGTTGGAAGTATTGGTGTAGTTATGGCCCATTATGACTATTCCGAAATGCTCAAAGAGCAAGGTATTGCGATTAAGTATTTATACGCAGGAAAATACAAAGTGGCCGGCAATTCTACTGAGCCACTCTCAAAAGAAGGTGAAGAATACTTGCAGGGTAGTATTGATTATTACTATTCCATGTTCGTAGATTCCGTGGCACAATACCGGGCAAAAGATCCCAACTTTGTGCTAACCAAGCAGGCAGAGGGTAGGGTTTTTATAGGTAAGCAAGCCCTAGATGTGGAACTGATTGACGAGTTGGGTGGAATAGAAAAAGCCCTTGCGCTCGCTAGTCAGGGCGAAACTAAAAATGGAGGTAAAAAGGTGACTATTAAAGAAGCGGTAAAGGAATTTGGGGTCGAGGCTCTTATGAAAGAGCTTTCTACCCAAGAGGATGTGCCGAAAGAAGTGGCGGATGCTATTACTTCTTCGCTCACGCCGAAAGTGGAAATTCCGGCAGAGTTTAAGGCCCAATTCGATGCTATGCAGGAGCAGATTAAGGCACTTGAAGCGGAAAAGACTGAAAAGGCCGAAGCCCTTGCCAAAGAAAAGGCAGAGCGGGAAGAAAAAGAGCATGCCGAATTTATTAAATCTCTAATCCCTAATTGTAATGAAGAACTCTTTAGTGTTCTGGCCGACCTGGACCAAGGTGCCGTTGCAATTATTGCCGGTGAGGTTAATAAGGAAGGCAAAAAAGCCAAGGAGCTGGCAGAGAAGTTGGAAGAACCCACAGAAGGTGCGGAGTCCAAGGAAAAGCAAGCCCCTGAAACCTTTGATGCCGCAGTTTCTATGATCGTTAAAAGAGATAAAGTGGAATACCAAGAAGCTGCGCAACTTGCTTCTACGGAATTCCCGGAACTTTTTGATTCCTACCGGAATGGAGGTAACTAAAAATGGCAGATCAGAATAAGATGATGATTACTAGCACCGTGCCCACTACTGCGGTGCGCGGAAGTTTGGTGAGCGGCGCTGGTACTTTTAGTGCTACCCTTAGAGCTGTTGGTGTTTGTCCTGATGATGCGGATGGGGCTTCTAAAGGGCCGCTGCAAATTGGAGGCACCGCTTTTGTTAAGTTGGGCGCAACCCTTACTGCGGGCACGCTGATTGTATCTGATGCAAGTGGTAATGCTATTGCAAATACAGAAGATACTGATGTTGTAAATGGTACCAATCATTTGATCTGCGGAGTTCTTCTGGAAGGTGGAAATTCCGGCGAACTTTGCAGAGCTAAAATTCTCTAAACCCTAATATTGGAGGAATACAAAAATGAGTTTGATTAAAGCCTATTCGGAAACACTTACTAATATTGGGGTCAAATATGTGCAAGATCCCAATGTTTTTAAGGCTGGCAACATCTTCCCTCGTGTGCCGGTTGCGCTGCAATCTAGCACCTATTTTACCTATCCGATTGAATATTGGATGAAGGATGAGGCGGCTGAACGTAAGCCCGGTACACAGAGTGAGGGCGGCACTCACGCACGCGGTACGGCCACTTATTCGTGCAAAAACATCGCCTGGCATGAAGACCTGCCGATGGAGCAGCTTGAAAATGACCCTGCGCCGGTCAACTCTGAAGCCGCCGCAGTACAGCTTGTCAACCAAAAACTGCTGATTAAGGATGAAGTAGAATGGTGCTCCAATTACTTTGTCACTGGCGCTTGGGATAATGAG